AAAGTTTCTTATAACAAAGCCCAATCATTTAAAGTTCAGAACTGAAAGCGGGGAAGTCATAGAGATGCATGGAGCAGAAGGACTTAACTATAAAATAGAGGAAATGTAATGAATCAATTCTTTTTAGCTTTATTATTAGTATTAGGTGGAACATGTTATTGGTTATGGAATGAAAACAAAATTCTAGTAGCCAATAATGCGGCGTTGGAGGGAGCAGTAGCTACCCAAGAAGAAACGATTGCCACTATGCAAAATGATTTTAGCTTACAAACAGAACAGTTGCAAGTAATGACAGTCAAAAGTCAAGCAGCACAACGAGAATTAAATAGATATACACAGTTTATTCAAAACTATGAATTAACTGCAAAAATCTTAGCAGACCCAGTTAATCTGGAGAGGAAAATAAATAATGGAACAAAACACGCATTTGAAGGTATTGAGGAACTTAGCAGTACCGTTGACGATCTTGATGATGGGCTCCAGTTGCAGCCTTCTTCCAACTAAAGTAGTAGAAGTAAGTGCAAAACCTATAAAACGAACTATCGTTCAGCCCGTTATGCCTAGAGAGATTGATTTAAAAAATCCTACTTGGATAGTAGTTACTCCCGAGAATTGGGAAGATCAACTTTCAAGAATAGAAAAGCAAGAAGGTGAATTAGTATTCCTAGCTATGACTATTCCTGATTATGAGTTGATGGCTTATAATACACAGGAATTAAAAAGATATATTACTGAATTAAAAGACGTAGTAGTATACTATCGAAAAGTTACCACAGAGGATATATCACCGAATGAAAATTAGATGCAACATAATGCATATAATTGAACAGCAATTAAGTAGAAAAGATATCAATATAACTACCGATCTTATTGATGAAGCAAATGCAGATAGTCTTGACATGATTGAGATTATCGTTGATGTCGAAAATGAGTTTAACATAATAATACCAGATAAAAGTATAAAAACTCTTCGTACACCTGGAGATATAATATTTTATGTTCAACAAACTATATAATTGGTGGAACTCATATCTAGCATATAGGGATGCCATGAAAGGGGCAAACTATTTTGAAAAACATCCACATCTACAAGAACGATTGGAAATAATAGAAGATTGGTGTGAAGAACTAGAGGTTAGATTAGATCAGCTTCAGGAAAACAAAAAATAAATGGTAGAATTTAACAAATTACAGAAACTACTTCAAGACTTTGTTGTTGAAGTAAGTTTTACAAGTTTAAAGTCTGGTAGACAATACAGTATACCTTGTACACTAAGGGCTGATGTTGTGCCAGCTGTAGTCAAACAATCTGAATCAGATTCTATATTACTGTATCGATTAGATACAAATAAATGGGAGGACTTACGTATTTCCAGTATAGATGGCTACAAAGATCCCTACTAATTGGGAAAGCCTCGCAAGAGGATTAGGAGAGAAGAATGTTAGGATTCTTACAATGGGTTATTGGATGGATTCAAGTTATACCATGGTTAGTCATGAGTGCTTCAATCATAGCAGCGTGTACTGACACACCAAAAGATGACAAGTTAGTCGGAAAAATGTATAAAGTTCTTGACTGGTTTGCAATCAATGTTGGTAAAGCGAAGCAGGAAGCAAAGGAGAGCTAAATGGCAGACGAACGATTCGCAGGTGATATGAGTCGAAATGAGGTTGAAATAGACCTTAATAAGTTCATGGAACTTGTACAAGAGAACTCTAATCTAAAAGCAAAAATAGTAGAGATGGAAGCCAACAGAGAGCCAGATAATCCTTGGCAGCGTTGGATTTTCTTATCAAACATGATTGATGCGTGGAGGATCTTTCCCCGAGCATTTCTTAGTGTATACATTTTCCTATTATACTATTGCACAATGTGGTTTATGGCTCTGCCAGAACCCACAATGGAACAGTCTGGTCTAATCAGTATTGTTGTTGGTGCAGGTGCAGCTTGGTTTGGTCTTTACGCTGGAACAGCGAAGGATAAAATTAACGGATCTGGAAAATAGTTCTTGACTTTATTTCATAATTTTAGTATAATATACATTATGAAAAAGTTTAAAGAAATCAAAAAAATCAAGTCAGAGAAGAAAGTTTGTCCGTACTGTAAGACTACAGAAAACGCAGACAAACTCTGTGGCGTATACAAATGTTGGAAGTAAGATATGAATTTATTTTATTTAGACGAGGATCTCGATAAGGCAGCACAGTATCATGTTGACAAGCATATTGTTAAGATGCCACTGGAAGCTGCCCAGATTCTTTGTACAACTATTTACATTGACAAATTTCTAGGGTATGTTCCTCGTGCGTTGAATGCAGAAGAACGAGAGGTTCTTAACAAGGTCAAAGCCGAAATTAAGCATTTACCACTTGAGGAGCGACCCTTCCCCTACCTTCCAATGATGTACAATCATCCCTGCACAATCTGGGCAAGGGAGTCATTGGATAACCATGAGTGGGTTCATTGTTATGCTAACGCATTGAATGATGAATACTACTATCGTTATGGAAAACTACACAAATCAGTAGAACAAGTAGTAAACAAACTACCTGATCCAGTACATCTTGAAAGAGTAGGTTTTACTAAGTTCGGACTGGCAATGCCAGAGGATCTTAGAGATTATGACAATCCGATACAAAGCTATCGAGATTATTACCACTTAGACAAGGCAACCTTCGCAGCGTGGTCTCACAGAGACAAACCACATTGGTGGAACGAAGATTATGCCGATTACGAAAAAAGGATAACTCGTGTATAAATTTAACGAAGATTTAATTCAGACTAGACTGAAAAATTATATAGATAGTACTTATGATCAGCACTATGCACAAGCAAAGACTCAAACTACAGAGATAGTATTTGAGAATGGGCATGGCGAAGGTTTCTGTATTGGTAATATAATAAAGTATGCACAGCGTTTTGGAAAGAAGAATGGCAGAAATGAAAAAGATTTATACAAAGTCCTTCATTATACAATTATCTTACTAGGTGCAATGCATGAAGAAGAACTCAAAAAGTTAAACGATTATCATTTGGAGTTAAAAAATGATTAATTGGGTATTTGGATGGATAAGCATTGACTATTTAATTCACAAAGGAGTGATCAAAAAAGATGGCAGTTAGAAAGAAAAGAGAGGAAAAACTCTCAGAATCAAATATCAATAAAGTAATAGAACTACTAGCTGCAGAGAAACCTATTACTAAGAAAGAGGCGTGTGAAATACTGCATATTGCATACAATACAACTCGTCTCAATAAAATCATTGCTGACCACAATGAAACAATAGAATTTCGTGCTAGAAGAAAAGCGCAGAATAAAGGCAAGGGCGTAACAGAAGCAGAGAAAGTTTCCATAGTAAAACATTACTTAAATGGGGCAGTAGTATCTGATATTGCAAAGGCATTATATCGTTCCCCCGCTTTTATCAAAGCAGTAATCGAACGAATGGGAGTACCACAAAAACTTCCAGATACCGATTACGAAGGTATTAGAAATGCTATGATACCAGAACCTTGTGTATCCGAAGACTTTATTGAAGGTGAGCGGGTATGGTCAGCTCAAGGCAACTGTATTGCAGTTGTAAAACGAGAAGTAACAAAGTCCCATGACTTTGAAAAACATGGTAGCAAGTGCTATCTATTATGGGAAATCGAAATGGCAGAGTGTGAATCGCCATACTTCGGGTTAGTAAGAGATGCAGGGCATTTTGCCCCACGACTTGCATACAATATCGGAAGTTTAAGACACTTACAAGAATATTTATGAAATACTTTTTAGCTTTTTATATTGCAGGTTGGGCTGTTAGCTTAGCTAGATTATATTATCCCTCTATAAGATTTTTAAAATCAGTAGAGAGTGGCAATGTACTTGTACAGCGAGAAAAACTAGGATGGGCAATAGCAATCTTAGGTTTTGGTATCGCTACGCCGCTAACACTTCCAATCGCATTATCTGATAAGTTATCAAAAGAGTTCATAGTTGCATTTTGCGACAAAGCTTTGAGTTAAAACATGGCATATAGTAAAGAAGTAGTAGACAGATTTGAGGGAGTATTAAACTCACCTAAGCAATTTTCAGTTGGAAAATATGATCCTAAAGACCCAACAGTAGCAACAGGTATGCAAGGCGCACCTGCTTGTGGGGATGTAATGAAACTACAGTTAAGAATCGATCCAGGCAGCAATCGCATTATGGGAGTTAAGTTTAAAACCTATGGATGTGGAAGTGCAATTGCATCTTCTTCTTTATTTGTTGATATGCTACAAGGATTGACTATCGAAGAAGCAAAATTAATTAAAGATAAGGACATTGCAGAAGCATTGAATCTTCCACCCATTAAATTACATTGCTCTGTATTAGCAGAGGGGAGTATCAAGGCAGCAATCGAAGACTGGGAGACAAAGAAAACATGTTAGATTTTTTATTTGGAGTACCTTTCATACTAGCAAAGTTTATTTTTAATCTAGCAGTATGGGCAGGAATATTCTACTATGGTTATGTCTTTATAAAAGATACTTACCATAAGTACAAAGACGGACATTATGATGAATACTTTAAATCATAGAGGAGAATTATGAGTTATTTATTAGAAGCACTAATCAAAAAGTTAGAAGGTGAAATTGCAGTCGCACTTGCAAATATCAGAGTCTATGAGAAAATGGCAGCTGGTATTGGAGAGCTTCCAGATGTAGTAGAGGCTATCGAAACACAGATAGAAAAAGTCGCTGCAGCAGAAGAAAAGATTGAAATGATTATTAAGTATTTTTCAATTCATTATAATATATTTATATTAAAAAAAGGATATACATGAGTGACAGGTTTTATACGCAACAGTACGACCGAACAGGTTGGAAACCCGTATGGAACGGCGAGTGGATCCAAAACAAACACAGGAGAAAAAGAATGGCTTGGACAGATGAATCTAAAGCACAGGCAGTTGAAATGTATCAGGAACAAGAACCTACACCTGAAACTTCAATGGAAATTGTAAAAGAAATCGCAGACGAACTTGGCGAATCACCAAATGGAGTTCGAATGATATTAACTAAAGCAGGCGTTTATGTAAGAAAAACTCCAGCAGCTAAATCCTCAGGTGGATCTACTGGTGGCGGGCGAGTATCAGTAGCTGATGCTCAAGCAAGTCTTACTTCAGCATTGTCAGACGCAGGTCAAGAAGTTGATGAAGCTATTATCGGTAAACTAACTGGTAAAGCAGCAGTATACTTCAAAGGTATCGTAGAAGCATTAAATAATTAAGTAGTTGTAACTTAGTTTAGCCAAGGCATTGCAAGATGTCTTGGTTTTTTGCATTCTTTTTAAGTGACCTCTCAATTTAACAATTCAAAAGAGTTTTTGTTAGATTAAATTGGAGAAATAATGAAAAAAGAAGAGCTTAAGAAGAGACTCGACGACTCTGGTGATGCAATCATCACTTATAGAAGTCAAAACTCACGAAAATTAAAGTATAATGTTTGCACTAATGACTTTTCCACAGAATACATTCGTCAGAAAAGAAATAGAGCAAAAGAAGGACAGCATACAGTTTTGCTATTTTGTTGGGACACGGATTCTTATAGAATACTTGTGCCTGAAAATGTAACGAGTGTTGTACCTCTCAACCGAGTGATTAAGAATGATTGACCTCGATTCCCCCGCACCATACGAAAAGATAATACAACAAACAGACGACGAACAGATTCGATTAGTAGTAAATGTATTTCGTGGAACTGAGTATATATCTTTACGAAAATATTATTTAGACTTTGATGAAGAGTGGAAACCTACACGAAATGGAATCACTATGAAAGTTGACTTCGAAAATACTAGACGACTCTTTGAAGGACTAGTAGATATTCTCTCACTAGCAGAAAGCAAATCAGTTTTGGAAGAACAATTCAAAGAACAACTGGATGAAATATACCTCCCATAAAATAATTCTTGACAACACCTTATAAATTTAGTATAATATACTTATGAAAAATTTAGAAGCACTAATAAATCGAGCAAGGATTGCTTATTATAATGGTAAACCTCTTATGTCAGACGAACTGTATGACAGAATGGAGGCTCAACTTGGTACATTAAATGATGTTGTGGGAGCAAAACAAGACCCACGCTCAGTAAGATGGACTCACGCCTTTCCAATGTATTCATTGCAAAAAGCATATACAATGGAAGATAGACCAGACTACGGTCAAGAACCTGTAGTAGTCACCCCCAAACTAGACGGAGCCGCAGTTGCTCTACAATACATATATGGCACATTGTCTTGTGCCTTAACTCGAGGAGACGGAAAAGAAGGTGTCGACATCACAGAAAAGATGCGACAACTTGTTCCTCGACATTTATTGCCCGCTCAGGACAAACACATATTACAAATTACTGGAGAAGTAGTCGCAGATAAGAACATAGAAAACTCAAGAAACTATGCAGCGGGTGCACTCAACTTAAAAGATATTGATGAGTTCAAAGAACGAGCAGGAAGTATGGAATTTATTGCATATAGCATTCAGCCTTATCCTACTAATGATTATATAGAAGATATGAACTTCTTAAATCAGTGTGGGTTTGAGACTGCTATAGACAGTAATTATCCTATGTTTCCTCAAGATGGAGAAGTGTGGAGAATTATAGATAACAATGCTTTCGAAAAGTTAGGTTATACTTCTCACCATCCTCGTGGAGCATTTGCTAAGAAAACCAAACCAGCAGGAGTAGTAACAAAACTACTTGATGTTGTGTGGCAAGTTGGCAAGTCAGGAAACGTATCCCCAGTAGCAATTCTAGAACCTATTAATATAAATGGCGCAACAGTAAGTAGAGCAACTCTACATAATATAGCAATCATTGAGGGTCTTGGACTTGAAATTGGTTGTTCTGTTGAAGTAATAAGAGCAGGGGAAATCATTCCTCAAGTAGTAGCGAGAGTAGATTGATAATAGAAGCATTTACAGAAGTATTTAGTCCTAAGTTCAATAGCTTCGTCAGTAGAATGTACTTAGATTATTGTGATGAAACAAATGATCTTTTATCGATTACAGACGACTACCCTACGTATTTAATTAATAATTTCAAGTATCTAGTGAGACGATTCAACACAGAGAACGGAAACGAAGAATGGAATAAAAAATAATGGAAGTAGAAATATTTGGAAAGGACAACTGTCCATTTTGCGACAAAGCAAAAGCATTGGCGGAAAGAGTAGGGCATAGTTATACTTATAAAAGACTAGGAGAACACTTTGAAATGGGTTTCATTGCAGAGGAGTTTCCAGAGGCAAGAACATTCCCACAGATTAAAGTCAACGGGAATTATTGTGGAGGCTACACAGAGTATGAAACTCTAGTAGCAAAACTATGAGTTATTTAGTTATGAATGACAAACATGAGTATCATCAGTATTCACGAAATGCAAGAAGTGTAATAGTGTATAAGTATTTAGATGATAATTCATGGGGTTGTGAATACTACGAGAATCAACTTGTGGATGGAGAACATACAAAAGTATTCATAGCAGAGGAACGATATAAAGGAAAAGGAGAATGTTATGCAGAATCAGCTGCAGACAACTATGTATTTGGTATAAAGAATTTTGAAGAAAATCAAACCTAGACGAGCTACTCCTATGCCCGATAATCCGTGCAGGGATTGTAAATTCTACGATCCCGTGCACAATATTACTCCTACTCTCAGCGAAGGTTGGTGTAGAGTAAGCAAGTACACAGCATTTGTACTTTCAGAGGAAACTTGTAAAAAATGGGAATTAAAATAATACAATGGCTATTTCCACCAAAAAAGAAAAAAGAAACAAAACCATTGACTAAATCACAAAAAATGAATGAAGAATTACGACAAGCATTCTTGAAGAATCGTAGTATAATGAAAAACAAACCTACCCATAGAGAATGGATGGCTAGACAAGGAAAAGCACAAACGGAATGAAAGAAGAAAAATTATTACAAGTTGCAAATCTATCCCCTAGTGAGGAAATGATTGAAAAAATTGTAGATGTACATCCAATGAAACAAGTAGCTATTATGTCAGTAGTACAAGTAGGTATGTTTGGATTTATGTTATTTAGTTTTTTCGTAATTGACTTAGTTGTAAGATGAAACATATAGGCTTTCCTTTACCTACAGAAATGTTTCACCCTCATCAGTGCTTTGCTTTACCAAAAGACGAGGCAATATGTGAGTTGCTAGAAATAAACTTAAAGTGCCACTCTTGT